ACAGATACTAAGACATAGATCTTTTACTTTCCAAGAGTTTAGTCAGAGATATGCTAGTACAAATCTCTTGGACACTATGATATGTGTCCCTGATCTCAGGAGCCAAGATTTAAAAAACAGACAGAATAGTAATGACGATATACCACCAGAGAAAAGGGATGCTCTCCAAGCAAAGATTGCTGTCCATTTTTCTGAAGCAATGGATTTATACAATGAGTTGTTACAAGAGGGAGTTGCAAAGGAGTGTGCGAGATTTGTTCTCCCACTAGCAACACCAACACGTTTGTATATGACTGGTAGTGTACGCTCATGGGTACATTACATAGACTTACGTTCTGCACATGGAACCCAGAAAGAACACATGGAAATTGCTGAGATGTGTAGAGATATATTCAAGAAAGAATTTCCTATTGTATCTAACGCACTGGAGTGGAATTAATGCCTGTATATAGAGACTATGAGATTAGAATCAATCTCAATGAACTAATAGAAAAGCGTGTACCATGCTGTGATCTTCTACACCCTGATCACTGCTTTACAGAGTCACAGATCACACAGATAGCACACGACATTAATATGGACTTGGATCTCCATCCAATCTACCATCAGATTGATGAGCATATCATGAGGTATGTAAAGGCAGCAGGTATAGACAACTCAGAACACTGGGTTGAAAAGAAACTACCTGACCTTAATGACTGATGGAACCATATAATACTAACTCAGGTGTACACAATCGTGTACAGATAACCATTGACCTCAACGAATTGGTATGGGCAAGAGCACAGCATCTCAAGCAAGAGATGTCCGTCAATCAAGCAGAGTTTCTTGCTGAGACTCTTCGTAGGACGTTGACATGGGATTCTATGTATGGTATGATTGACACAGTTATACTAGAGTTCTTTGAGAATCACGAGCACCCTGAGATATGGGATCCTCACTATGGGGCAACTGCTGGTGATGAACCTGCTGCTTCTTTTGAGAAGCAAGCAAAGAAACGTGAGAAAGCAAAGAAAGAATTTAAAATGGTTGATCTAGTATCATCAGCATGGACAATACAAGTACCAGTAAAGATAAAGAAATGACTTTCACTACTAGATTAAAAGAAGGCACTAAGAAGTCTCACAATGCAGCAGAGAATACTAAATTTGTATCTCAATTCCTCAAAGGGGTATTAGATCCTGAAGAGTATCGTAAGCTCATCACCGACTTCTACTATGTCTATGATACAATGGAGAAGTTGATAGTAAAGACTACTGATCCTAGAGCAAGAGTATTGCAACAGTTTAATGTATTTCTGTTTCGTACTGCATTCATAGAAAGAGATCTTAGATATTATTATGGTCCTATGTGGAGAGAGTTTTTGATTCCTTCAGAATCATGTAACGAATACTGTCACAGAATTCAAGAGGTAGCAGAGAAAGATCCGTACTTATTGATTGCTCATCATTATACTAGATACATTGGTGATCTATCTGGTGGTCAGATCCTTAAGGGTATAGCACAGAAAGCTTTACAACCACCTGAAGGTGAAGGACTACACTTCTATGACTTTCCTAGAATAGATGATGCTAAAGCATTTAAAACTAATTACAAGGCAGTCTTGGATGGTCTCGAGCTTAGAGAGAGTGAGATCAATGCTCTAATTGCAGAGGCTAACCATGCCTTTACATTAAACATGTATATGTTTGATGAGATTCAGGGTAATACTCTACAGCAATTAATAAAATTAGCATTTAAGTTTATGAAGTCTAAACTAACAGGAGGAAATAATTAATGCCAACCTACCCACTTAAACATAAAGAAACAGGAGAGACTAAAGAGCTCTCTATGACCATGAAAGAGTATGAGCAATGGAGAAAAGACAATCCAGACTGGGATAAAGACTGGTCTCAGGGTTGTGCTGGTGTCGGTGAGGTAGGAGATTGGCGTGATAAGATGACCAAAACACATCCAGGATGGGCAGATATTATGAAGAACAAGGTGCAGAAGCAACCTAAGTCACGAGTGAGGGGTTGGTAATGTCTACTACAAAGAAGAATGGTACTCCTACAAGGAGGACAGCGAAGAGAAAGAAACCTATTAATCAAAACTTTCTCCTTGATATCACACCACTAACTGAAAATCAGGTAGCAATGTTTGATGAGTGGGGGAAAGGTCAGAACCTATTCACCTATGGATGTGCTGGTACAGGTAAGACATTCATTGCATTGTATCTTGCACTACGAGACATACTATCAGATAGCAATCCATTTCAGAAATTATATATTGTTAGGTCTCTAGTATCTACAAGAGAGATTGGTTTCCTACCTGGTGACCATGATGATAAGGCATTACTATATCAGATACCATACAAGAACATGGTAAGACATATGTTTAAGATGCCTGATGATGCAGCGTTTGATATGTTGTATGAAAACCTCAAGCATCAAGAGACTATATCTTTCTGGTCTACCTCATTCATACGTGGTACTACACTAGACAATGCTATTGTGTTAGTTGATGAGTCACAGAACTTGAATTTTCATGAGTTAGATAGTATAATAACAAGAGTAGGACAAGACTCAAGGATTATATTTGCTGGCGATGTCTTCCAGACTGATCTAATCAGACAGAATGAGAAGAATGGTATCTTAGATTTCCAACGTATCCTTGAGGATATGAAAGAGTTCTCTTCTGTTGAGTTTGGTGTCGAGGACATCATTAGGTCAGGTCTTGTTAAGTCTTATCTTATCAGTAAAATAAATTCAGGACAGAATTGATGGATACTTTAGATATCTTTCCAGTAAATATATTTACATTTGACTGGGATGGTGATCTTGATGATATTCTAGAGAGATGTATATTAAATCAGAAAGATCTTGGTGGTTCTTTTTCTGCTACAGAATCTAGTGACTTATCACAATCATACCCAACTGCATTAAGATTATTTCCTGAGCTGAAAGAATTTATAGATGATTGTTTATCTCAGGTGAAAGACTATCATGACTTACAGTGTGATGGTCTTAAGATTGCATCTTCTTGGGTTAATAGGTATAGAAATCAAGGTGTATTACCTTGGCATTTACATCCAATGAGTGCCTTTAGTGGTACTTTTGCTATTAATGATTCAGGTCTCTTATCTTTTAAAGATCCTGTACAGTTTAGAATGTTTGAGTCTACCATGCCTCTATCTAATCAAGCTAAACAGTATGATGTTCCGACTAAGCCTGGTCAATGTATTATATTTCCTTGGTGGATGGAACATGGAGCACTGAATTTAGAACCTGTTGATAGATGGTCAATATCATTCAACTCTATGCCTTATGGTAAGGTTAATATGGGTTCAATAAAACCTATGCAAAACAATGTTCCAAAGGATGTGCTGGAACAGTTTCCAGATGTTCCAAACTTATCTTCCGCTAGGTTAGAAATCAAATGACTTTCATACACTTAGAGGACATAACTCCTATTGAGATGGAGGCAAAGACTGATGAGGATTCTGGTAAGAGAGTGTATCTTACACCAGAAGGTGAGAAGTATGCTTCCGTTACTACTGTGATAGGTAGCAACCCTGCTAAGATGAAAGGTATAATGAAGTGGAGGAAGCGTGTAGGTGAGGATAAAGCTAACGCTATATCTAAGAGATCTACAAATCGTGGTACTAAGTACCACTCCATAGTCGAGGACTACATTAATAATGTTTTAGACCTTGATGATTATAAAAAGTTTCCGCTACCTGTAGTGATGTTTCACCACTCCAAGGCAAGCTTAGACCGTATAAATAATGTATACTTACAAGAAGCTGCTCTGTATTCAGACACATTAAAACTAGCAGGGCGTGTTGATTGTATAGCAGAATTTGATGGGGAACTATCAATTATAGATTTTAAAACGTCTGCTCAACCAAAAAAGGTAGAGTATCTTTATGATTATTTTGTTCAAGAGTGTGCATATGCATGTATGCTCAAGGAAAGATATGATCTTAATGTTAAGCAGTTAGTAACTATAGTTGCTTGCGAAA